CAAGTATGGACTTGACCGTGCTTATAAGGGTTTATTTCCACGGGTACACGATGGCAGCGGTCGACGCTTGTGGCAAATGGTATTCGGCGGTTGGGATTGATGCTGAGTCAGTCCAATGGGATCAATTGGCAAAGAAATTTCTTAGTAAGTGTGATCATGGAAGTGATCTGGACCACAAGGATTTTGATGGAAATGCCATGAACCAAACAATGATATCGTTTGTGGATTCGATTAACGCATGGTACACTCGGTATAGCGACGAACCAGATGAAGTAGCCTTGGATAACGACGTGAGGCGGTTGTTGATGGAGAGCGTGATACATTCCACGTCACAGTGTGTGGATGCTATACACACTATACACACTGGTAACAGTTCGGGACAGAATATGACATCGTTTTCGAACGGCGACACAAACTATTCATATTTCGCACTGTCGTGGCTACAAATGGCGCCGCCAGAGTGGAGAGACTTGAAGTTTTTCGACGAGTTTGTCGATCTCTCGATTTATGGCGACGATGTGTTGATGAGTGTTCATCCAGATGCCATGGGCTTCTTTAACGCAATAACTGTGTCGGAGTTTTTGTTGCAAACTTATGGATTGGTCGTGACAACAGCGGATAAGCACGGGAAGACGGTGGCTTACAAGAAACTCGATGAGTGCACGTTTCTCAAAAGACGATTCCGGTTTATTAGGGAGTGGGACCTGTGGGTTGCTGAATTCAATCGAGACGACATTTATGAGATCGTGAATTGGGTGCGGAAATCCAAAGATCCAGTGAAGGCGATGCTGGATAACATCGATGATGCGCTAACTCTGCTCGTTGTCCATGGTGCAAGACCATACATCGAATTCCGAGACAAAGTTCTGGATGCGCTTTTGAACGTGCCAAAGCCGTGGGGTCCGGTGACACAGGTCCCACAATCGTATGAGAGTGCGTTTTTGGGATTCTATCGCCGGCACCACCCGGGTGAGAATGTTGATTTTATCAAGAAGGCGTTCGGGTATGCGACTCATGGTATGCACGCGTTGTACGGTGTGTTCCAGAACCAAAGTGTCATTGATCACAGAGACTTTTGGAAGAAAAGTATTCAGGAAAACAAACGAACAGTTGCCAGATTAACGGC